ATAAACGTTCGAAATGTAATTCAGTTTACGCTTCTGCTTTCGTGCGATCTCTTTGTCTGATTCGATACCGCTGTTCCAGAGTAGAGTATTGTACTCACTGACCGGATCTTTTTTGTTCAGTGTGGTCAAAGAGTTTTCGATGTACCACTGACCAGTTGGTCCTTGAAATGAGTGTGAAAAGATTTGAATCCAGGGCATGTCTTCACCCTCGGGCGCGGGGAGAAAACGAATGGTTGCCATACCGTTACCTGCTTTGTCTACGGTGGGCTTCCAAAACCTAAGGTCTTCGTATGATTTCTTTTCTTCTTTTGAGTTGAGTTTGGAAACTTCGCTGGTTAGCTTTTCCAAATCTCGGGTGCGGGACTTTTTGAGTTCTGAGAATGATGTTGCCATGTTGGTTACCTCGTATTAAAATGTATTTGCTGTTTGTAAGTCTTGTCCACTCTTCTCATAATGTACATCACTATGTATAATACTTGAAGACGGATTTTTAGAAAGTAAAAAACAAATTTTCTTTATTACCCTAGATTCAATTTGCTTTTCACCACTAATTTCATCTTTGCTTGTTCGAACCTTAAGAAGGGCCGGTACTTTTTGCATAGATTGCTAACCTCTTTATATACTGGATCAGTAATAATCTTATCATACCTGTGAATGAAATTCAATATCGAGTCTAGGATAATAACCGTCTCAATACTAATTTCGCCTTGAAGATACTTTAATATAATTTTAGGATGTTCGCCACTGTTCACCGAGAACAAATTTTCAAAATCTTCACTCGACAGAATCGAGAAAAAATCAATTTCATTTGTAAAGTTGTATGTCAATGATTCATGTTTTTTCTTCCAGTTTTTATATCGAGTTTCGCTAGTGTCAGATAGGAGTTCTCCGATCCAGATTTTAGGATCGTGTATGAAGTTTGATACTAGGAATTCTTCAAGATGATCACCTCTTCTATTGCCAAGTTTTGCAAAGAATATTTTATCTCGCCGTTTTAAAAAAGCGTCAAAGTTAGTTTTCGATTTTTTACCATATTTAAAATAGTCATAAGACTCTACTGTGAAATGGTTTTTTAAAGCGACATATATTTTGTACGCATCAAATGCATCCATGTTAGGAGATTGGTAGTTTAGCCTTTTTGCTTTTGATCATTTTATTTTTGATAGCTTCAGATTCGATTAGACCTTTCATTCTTGGTGTGACCAAAGACGCCGCGGTTTCAATTTCGATCTTATTTTTTTCACAGTACATGACAATTGCATCGATAATTGAATTGAGTTTCTTTTCTCTTACAATTAACTTAATGCTCTCTTCAAATTCTTTTTGAGTCAAAATCTTTAAGTTTTCTACCATTACTTTTTCCTGTAAAAAATGTGGTCTTCTATCTGAACAACTTTTGTCATACTTCTTCTCCATGGTGGATGAACTTTTGTCGTGTGAAAATGTGTTACACCTTCAAACAATAATATCATAGCATCATTTTCGTCCAAACGCAATATGTACTCGGCAATTCTGAGACACTCTCTCCATATTTCAGAATCGTTTGGCATTTTTATTTTGGCAGTTTTAAGATAAGGATTGTACCATGAAAATTGTCTAGGCTCAGTTACCACGGCATGAATTGTTGGTTTGTTATCCTGTTTCTTTCGATTGAGCGTGACTAAGCCTACGGCAATCTTACCAATTTGTGGTTGATTTCTTGCTTCGTAGTAGATATTGATTGCCATCCATAATATGTCATCATAGTCTATCGTTTTTACACGTGGTATTATCTGAATATAATTAATTCCGTTTACTGGAATCGGTGCGCTTGCGTCATGAGATATTGTGAATGTGATGGCAAATATAAATGCAGCTTTCGTAAAAAAGCCCATACATATTTCCTTTTTCGATTTTTGTGCTACCTAGAAACGCCTTCTTCGGTATGATAGCAAGTTTTTTTTCTTACAAGTATACTTTTATACTCAGAAGATTTAATGGCCTTTGATATTCTTCGCCACATATCAATGTCAGCTTCTAAAACTTCTCCTGTCTCTTCAAAAACATCTCTATACCTTAGAGGTAGCAACTTGTGATTAATACACACTGATGAGTGTGCAACATTTACTGGTTCTGGACATCTCTCTTCATATTTATCATCTAATTTTACGCCTGGAATATATTGATTTTTTAAGTATTGTGCGCAAGTGTACACCAGTGCCACATTGCTTACGGTGTTGATGATGTTGACGATTTCACTTAAATGATTTTCACTCCAGTAATCATCATGGTCTAAATGACAAATCCAATCAAGACCATCATCTAAAGCTTTTTGCAGCCCATGATTATATGCATTTACGCCACCAGAAACCCACAGTTTTCTATCATCTATTGAATATTTGTCTCTTTCTTTTGCGATTGGTAGATTTTCAAGATAGTGCTCGATGCCAGTCAAAGATTCTGAGAATCTATTAAATTCTTCATCGTCTTCGTACTTATCTCCAATCAAAAAAAATTTAAAATTCTTGTATGTCTGTTTTTTCAAAGAGTCTATAGCGCGATTGAGATAAGTTGGCGTTTTACCATCTTTTCTTTGATACGTTGGTGTTACAATTGCAAGCTTCATTTTTGTTTAATGATAAAGCAATTTCCGTCAAGAAAATTTGAATCAAACCCTCTTGCGTTCAAGGTGTTCTTTAGTGTTCCAATGATTTCAAATTCGGAAGAATGTTTATCGCATAAAAAATTGACTGCCGACTTCACTTCAGGAGAATGTACCCAATCGTTGTAGTCATCAAAGACAAGGTAGCCACCTTGCTTCAGATACTTTGAGTAGATTTCGAAATCTTTTAACACACCATCATATGAATGATCTCCATCGATGAAAATTATGTCATACGTTGAATCTAGATTGTCATAAGTAGATTTTACTTGTGAGTTTCCTTCAATGTACTGATATAGATTGTTGTGCTTGTTTAGCTTGGCAACATTTTCCATAACAGTCTTTTTGGGTATTGGATGACCTAAATCGATTGAAGTGACTGAGGTGTTTTCTCGCTGTAGCATCAGACAAGCGGACCCTCCAGCATAACACCCAATCTCAAGATATTGCAGGGCATAATCTCTAGGAAAAGTTTTTGCAATATCATAGAGAACATGATAATGATGATGAAAAGTTTTTTCTTCGATAGACTTGCTGATTGCCGTGAGCAAGTCTAAAGATTCTTGTGTCGAAACAATCATGTTTTTGGGGCTTTGGGTGATGCTGGATTACCAATCAGTAAACAAGGTTCATCGATGCTTTTCCAAACAACTGCACCTGCACCTACTTTAGTGTTGTCAGGAAGATTCACTTTTGGAACAACATAAGAGCCAATACCAAAAACACACGAATGTCCAATATTACAATCGCCGCAGACTTCGGTATTTGGAAAAAGAGTTGTATAATCACCGATAGTGGAATCATGGCCCACAGTTGCATTGCTATTCATAAAAACATAATCACCAATTACACAATCTCCTGCCAACAAAACAAGCGGAGCAAAAACACCACCTTTGCCTAATTTAGCGAAAGGTGAAATTGTCGCAGAAGAATGAATAAAATTCGTCCAACGATCTTCGTTTTTTTCGACAATAATTTTCTTAACTTTAGGATCAGCAACTGCTAAGATAAATTTAGCTTCTGGAAATTCCCCAGGAAGAAGTTCAGACCTAACGGGAAACATCTCATTGTATACTGGATTGTTAAATGGTTCGGTACTCACTACAGCACAGATTCCATGATTGAATCCGTACATTTCGATCAAGTACCCGATAACTTCTTTAGCAAGCCCACCAGAACCAAATATTACATACTTATTCATGTGTTGTACACCTCAAATTTGCTTAGATCAGGATATGGAAGTTCTAAATCTTCATTGTGTTTTTTTGTACCGTCTAAATTATAAAACTGATTCATCAAAAGCAATCCTCTTGTGGCTAATTCTGGCATCATGTAAAAGTTCCATCCAAGCATATCAAAATAATCATCATGATAAGAGCACTCTCTGCGACCACTATATCGTGCTCTTTTAAACCATAGATATGCATCATGGTTATCTGTGAGAATAGCACCACCCTTCGATAGCTTGAAATGCTTGTATGGTCCGGTGAATGAAATACACATATGAGAACCAGGAATGTACATGTCGGCAGTGAATCGTAATGCACTGTCCCACACATTTGATGGTGTGAGTTGATATGCACCTTTGATTGTTCTACCTTTTACATGATGAAACTTCACCTTTGCTCCTGCATGAATAATTTCACAGGGAACGCTAGGGTAAGTTCTGCATGGAATTGTAATCTCTTTGCCTGTCACTTTTTCATATGTCAGTGCCAGAAAGAGTGCATTGCTTTGATTGTCTACTGTCACAACATACGGTGCACCAGTGTAATCAGAGAGTGCCTTTTCAAAATCTTCTGTTACTTTATAAATTCCATTAGCCAAGTTTACCTCCTACATAAAATTAAATTGTGGGTTATTCTGTTACGAGGAAACCCACCGAAACCCTAGGCTGTGTTTAAGCAGCCAATGCGAAACGTTCTTCGTTTGCGTTTACTTTGATTTACTTTTAACGACTCTCTGTGTCGGACCGTCCGTATCTCTATTACTTGCCCTGTCGAAACCAGGTCAGGCCCATCAGAAAACTCTCTGCGATACTTGAAATCATGGTAGCCCTTCTTCCTAGCAGGTCCTTGCTTTGGTCGACTTTAGCAAGTTTTTCTGTTTATCTAGTGTAGCTACTCAAAGAGTTTTCTGGTGGACCTGGGCGGAATCGAACCGCCGTCCAGAACACCTTTCGATCAACATCATACGATCATTTCATTAGTATACTATATATCAAAACTTTTGTCTAGATACTACGAGATGTTTGCCCAGATGATACTATGCAACTATAGTCCGCATTTTTTGGTGTTAGTATGACGGTAAAGCTTCCTGTGGCATCGTTCTTCCACAAGGAAATTGTATTCACGCCGCCTTCTTCCATACCAACAAAAACTAACTTTTCATCATACTCTTTGATTGCATCTAAAACTTTTTTAGCTTTGTCGCATACGATTCCCATAGGAACAATCACGTAAGTATCTTTTTCTTTTGAGAACGTGATTATAGGAAGCATCAATGCTAGTGAGAGAAAAAATTTTTTCATTTTAATGCCCTTTAATAGTGTCGTACAGATTTCTGTATTCAATAAATTTATCGATGTAGGTATTCCGTTTCTTAACAAAGATTTGAGGCTGTGCTTCATTCTCTACCGCGATAATTACGACTAATCTCGGTACCGGTATACCTGTTCTTTCTTCAATCATTACTGAATATGCTGAAGCTTGCATAAAATATCCTAAGATGTGATCTTCAGATTTCAGTTTGCTTGAACTTTTGAAATCAATGACACTTGGCTTTCCATCAAACTCTGCAAAACAATCTATGCGGCCGGCGACTCTCAAGTGATCGGAGTACAATGCTGCCTCAATCGCATAGATTCGATTGATGTTTTCATCGATTACAGGTTTTATAGTTTTAAAAAGTTGAATTGTTGTTGGCATCTCTCCATCTAAAGTATGATTATTCAAAAGATAATTTTCGCATACTCTGTGAAGATTGTTTCCTCTTCTTGCTGCTTGCGAAGAAATTTTGTTGGCTTGTTCCTCTCCAACTTTCTTTCTCCATTCTTGTATACTCTTTTCGCTATGCAATCCAACAACTGTGGTTACTGAAGGATACACGTTTCCCTGAGGTGTGACGTAGTGACGTTTTCCTCCAACAGACACCGTTTCAAGATTCTGAAAGGTGATATCAAGAACGTGTTCGAACATTACACTCCCGAAATTATCTCTTCAAAATATAAAGTTAGAAAAACTTTTCCTTTTCTATCTAGGCCTCCAGCAATGTGATTGATAGGCAAGTCTTTGTACTTTTTTAGAGAGTCTTTTAAATTGATTATACTAAAAAATTTTTCGATGTCTGAGAAGTCAAACGAATGCATGAAGAAATTACTGTTCTCAAATTTTAGATCATATGAATTTCGCTTTGTACCATTCTCGAACACGCGAAGAAAAAACGATGCATTGTTTTTGCAACTTATTTCATTAATAATTTCTCTAGGAACAAAGCCACAAAAATCAAACATCTTTTTTATTAAATCGTCTTTGTTTTTGTATCCTATGTCACAATAATTAGTGATCACTAAATCTTTTTCAGTGTCGGAATTTAAATCTTTGTTCCATTTATATGCAACAAAAAGAGGAACCAACTCTGGATTCTTGTCGTGAATTTTTTTCCACTCATCATATCGATATTTTTTCTCAAAGTAAATTCGATAATTTAGAACGGCACCAGTTTTTTCTAAACCAAATCCTATTTCGTGAGAATTGTAGTAGAGAGATTCTATACTATGAACGTGTGTGTCTGGAAAAGACATATCACGTAAGATTTCATATACTTTCTTGAGACCGATCAAATGAGTCTGAAATCCAAACACGACCCGATTGAAATTGATTTGGCCTTCAGATATTTTTACAGAATGCTGTACAACATTATTTTTTATCGTGTTTAGTGATAAAAAATTTTTGAGTTCTTCATCATCTAAAGATATCTCAACATTTTTCATTTAAGTCCTCATGTTGCATCTTAGCCACAATGTAGTCTTTAACCAAAGATGACCTAACGATATCGTCAACGACAAATTCTATTCGAGTAAATGCTTTCATATGATATGCAATGTCAAAAAACTTTAGAATGCCTGATTTGTCATTGTTCTTTCTCAAATCAGTTTGTCTATAGTCACCACACCAAATAATCTTCGAACGATGTCCTACGCGAGTCATCACGGTATCGATTTCTTCAAAATTCATGTTTTGCATTTCATCAACAATGATGATTGCATCATCGAAACTCATACCGCGAATAAATGACGTAGAAATAAATTGTACATGGCCTTGCTCTTCGAGTCTATCCCATGCATCTTTTCTACCAAACAAATTTTCACATATTTGTCTATAAGGCTGCTGATAGATTTCCATCTTCTCAGAAACGTCACCTGGAAGATGTCCGATTTCTCTAGACTGCACTGCCGATCTTACAATGATGATTTTATTGAATGGGTTTGATTTGTCCAATACTTCTTCTAATGATTTATAGAGTGCTATGAAGGTTTTGCCTGTACCTGCCACACCGTGCAATGCTATAAAGTAGTCGCCTCTTTTGTATGCGTCAAAAAATTTTTGTTGATTTTCTGTAAGAGAGGAGAATGTTTTTAGATGATTTAGCGTTATCTTGAGTGTATTGTTGGATTGCCTTTTTGTCTCCGATTCAATGTGTAATGAATTTGCGTTATCGATCAACTTCAGTGCTTTTCTACCCATAGGTGAACCTCTATTGTTGATTTGAGTTCACCCCTATTCAGAAGGTATTGATGTCTCCTTTCGGATGCGCGGCCTTAGCTTTTGCAAGAACTTCCCTGAATCCTTGGTCGGGCTTTTTGACTCCCAAACGAATAGGATCTCCTATAATAGGGGCACCAAGAATCACAGACTCATATTGAGGATTCTGTTTAAAGAACTCCTCCATCTCACTAATCTTCATACTTTTTTCGAAGACCTCTCCGGTAGTCTTGTCTCTAAAATTGTAGGTGGGCATAAACGTCCTTTGTTAGTCACACATTACTATGTAGTAAACTTTGATACCATTCCGGAACACTTCGGCGCGTCCACTTGGCAAAAGTATTCTTTGCGCCGGCGTAATATTGATGATATGAGGTTATCGAATCATTTTTCACTTTGTAGATATCAGGCATTGCCGGCGTAGGTTCACTGAACACACTGTTCGGAATGTTTTTAGGATAAAGATACAATGCATTAGCCATACGCTTTTCTACGGCATGAATCTTGCCGTATCGATAGGTGTACTCTTTGCACAAGTAAAACCACATTTGATGAAGCCAGATATAATTCTGCTTGCTTTGGCGCACCCATACGGCAGATGGATGATTGATATGAGAAGCCTTCATCATAATGGTTTCGTTTTCTCCTTCTAGACGCCATCGTTTGATTGATCGTCCATTTGCAGTCTTATCGACATACGGCACACCATCAAGCAAACGGTGTGCCGTAGACATCAGTTGCGCATACTCGATAATCATTTTGACCACATGTTTATCGAGGTGCATTTCTGCACACGCGCGAGGATTTTTGTCTAGATAGAAAATGTTCATTGCAGCATGAATTTCTTAAGATAGGCTTTCAATTCTAGAGAAACATCTGGATCATTTTGCATATCTTTCAACTGCGACTCTGCTTCGGTCAACAATTCAAACGCATATTCAATATCATCTTGCTCCATTTCAAAGTACCATTTTCGCAAAGTTTCTGGTGTTGAGGTAAGTAGGAATCGCAAATTTTCCAAGTCTTCCTCGGGCATATCAAGACTCTCGATAGTCAACATAAGCTTACTCATTTTATGGCCTTTCCAAATCAAAACGAATTTCACGAACAGAATCGATACGAAACGAACGCCATTCAGAAAGTTCAACGTCAAACACTGCTAGAACATCTTCACTTGCTGTGCGAACAGTTTCCGTTTTTCGTTCGTATGGAGGAACATCTTTGAGTGTACATAGCATGGTCCTCATCGTACCATCTTTCTTTTCAAAGATGACAGTGACCTCGGTTTCACGAAGAAGGCCTTTGAGCCATTCTTTCAATTCGCCTCGATCAATTTCACTCAGATTGTTCATTCGAATTTCCTTTTAACATAAATTTTTTCAAAACTTTTTTTGCTTCTGAGACATCAAGAACAATGAAATCTTCAACTACAACATCAAGCTTTTTTCCAATTTCAAGCGTAACATTAGGAAGATTCGTTATGGTCAACGTATACTGCCACGGGCCTTGATGAAAACTTGGGCGCGTCATTTGCTGAAAATCTCTTTGAGAATCGGAATTGTTTCTTTAATGTCTTGGTGAAGAATGCCTATACCACCATGTTCATTGAACCCGTCGATTACATCTGGTGTGTCATCGATGAGAATTGCATTGCCGGCAGCATAGTTTTTCTTGAGCCGGCGACCAGGAACAATGTTCACTTCCGAAAAACTCATGTTGCTTCGGCGCAGCCAATAGTTTTTCTGTCGCTTCACCTCATCATAAAATTGAGAGCCGCCACTTGAACTCAAGATTTGAATATCGAGAACACGATCCGACTGCTTGACAAAATCATAAAGTTCATGCGCTCCAGGAAAAAAGTCTAGAGTTTCGAACTGATTGCTTAGAATAAAATTTTCCCATTTAGAACTGAATCGTTTCACTTGACGAGTTTCGGCAGGAGACTCTCCATAGAGTTCAATCCAACGCTTGTCAAAATAAGCGAGGACTCCATCCATATCAAAGTATACAACAAAGTGACTCATTTTGTCAACACCGCAACAACAGGCAAACCTAGGTTGGCTAGTTGAATAAGAATAGCTTTATATTTCATCGTCATGATTTTAATTTTCTCCATGTCAATCTGCCATCGTAGAAGAAATGTATGCCAGGATACTACGAACATCCGATTCAGCAACAGAGGTTTCACTCAGAACATAATGAACCAACGACTCACCCATTAGTCCTCGCCGCCAGCCGCTGAATATTAACTCACTCACTTCTAAGAAAACTTCTTCACTATATCCAGGCATTTTGAATTCCTTTACAAGAGGTTCACATACTCCCGCGCAAAGCTTTGATCTTCGAAAGCCTCAACGTCGGAATCGATTTCATCAAGAACATCAACGATACCACTGGCAAGCATCTTTGGGGATGACTCGCTCACGGGATCATTCTCAATGGGATCATTCACAAGTTCAACCACAATGGGAGCCACAGCAGCAGCGGCAGCAACTTTCGAGGTTTTTGCTTTCGGAGTTTTAGCAGGTTTCACAACAGGAGCAGCAGGTGAAGCACTAGCAACGGAACCAGAACCAACCAATTCGTAAGCCACAACAGTACGACCGTCACGAACGGACCTAACAGCAAAAGTAGTATTCTTTTTGATTTCCCAGAGATAGGTTGAAAGACGCGAAGGAACGATATCGGGAAGAGCCTTGACCGCTTCGACGGTCATAGGACCGCCGGCAGCACGAAGAGCCTCAAGAACTTTGAGATACTGAAGAGATTTAGCCATGATGAAATTTCCTTTCAAAGAATAAAATGAACTACCACAATATTATAGTATCACAACAGGGAATTAATGTCAAATGTTTTTTGAACGAGTTGTTGCTTTTTTACAACAGTAAAAGATGTCGGAATTA